TTGTAGACTAAATTCCATTCCTTGTAAAAAACATTCATAGCTGTCTACGTCAGGGTGTGTATGCTCAGGTATAACTATATTAGGTGGACATAAAAATAATTCAACTTGAAAGGGACCTTGTCTAAATAAAACTAATCCGCTTATTCCCTCATAAAAAAATAACCCCTTTTTCATTGGCGGGTAAACCTTGTCAACGTGCCCGCTTAAATACCAATGAGCAAAATGCGACAGTTCATCTTGGTTAGGATCAATCACTATCTTCCTTGTCCTCTGTATTTTTTAAAACATCTTTTCATTGACTTGTTCATCGTGGAAGTCTTGGCTACCCTACCACCTTGACTCGTTCGTTTATGTACGGGTTCTCTTACTTGTTCCGTTTGTTTAATCTTTGCCACTATTCATCCTTTATAAAAGTTTTAGGGTCTACTCCGACGAAGCCACAGGATTGTGGTTCGGTTATTTCAAATCCAAATACATCAGGGTGGTCGCCAGGTAGGTTGCTATACTTTGTTAATAGGCAACTCGCCGCCATGTATTCACTACAGTGTTCGTAATAGTATTCTATTGCCGTCTCACAATTGTTAAAATATCCTACGAATTCTAAATCGTCATAGTTGCCACTCAAACTTACTGTTAGAATAAATGCTCCTTCTGTTAAAGTCATTTCTTTTTCTCCCACCAACGCTCGCTATTCATCTCCGCAAGTAGTTGATTGTAAGTTAATTTAGTTCTGTCCTCTTCAAAATTTACACTGAATAAATATCTAGTATTATCTCCAAAATTATATACCGTGTGAGCAACTTGTGCGTTAAACAAGTAGTACCTTTGGGGCTTGTACTTTAACTCAATAAATTTAGCTTTTACGTTGCCATGTTCTACATTTTCCCCACGTTTTAGATTTGGGTTAAACATGCAATGGCTAGTATCCCAATTGTTCAGTAACATATTGATACCTACTCCTCTATCGGTATCAACGTGCCAGTCATAGTAAGTCTTAGAATCTAATTTAATAATCCCTGCTTTAAACGGATGAGACCTATATAAATATTTCCACCAAGGGTCAACTACCCAGTCATCTTTCACCTCTAAAGCTTGAAAATTATAAAACCCTCGCCATAAATCCTTATGTGCAGTCATTGCTCTAATATACATTAACTCTGAAGCTACTGAATCTTCAGGTATTTCAAAAAAATATTCTTTACTCATCCCACCATCGTTCACGAATTAACTCTTCTAATAGTTGTTCATATGTTAATTTAGATAAGTCTTCGTCAAAATCTAAGGTTAATGAATATCTTGCAGTATCTGCAAAATTATATATAGTGTGTGCAATCTGAGTGTTAAATAAGTAGTATCTTTGTGGCTTGTACTTTAACTCAACAAATTCTCTTTCTCCATCTTTCAAGCTAGCCAACTGTACATTATAAGCGCTTTCGCCTCGTTTCATAAAAGGGTTAAACACACTATGGCTTGTGTCCCAATTGTTTAGGAGCATATTAAGTCTAACTCCTCTGTCTGTATCTATATGCCAGTCATAATATGAATGAGCTTCTAGCTTAGCGATCCCGGCTGTAAACGGGTGAGCATTAAATAAACGTCCCCACCAAGAATCCATTTCCCAATCATTCCCTGCCACTAAAACTTTAACCGTAGGTTGCCCTGCAAGATTATAAAAATCTCCCCATAAATCCTTATGCGCAGTGATTGCTTGATGATACATTTTGTCTGAAACCTTAGATTCTTTAGGTATCTCAAAATAATATTCGTTGTTGTTTGAATTGATTGTTTTTGCGTTCACACAAACCCTACTTAATTTTTAATCGTTATATATGATAACACAACAATGTAAATTATGCAGACTTTTTCTTTGATTTTTTAGTGGCTGTTTTCTTTTTCTTCTTCTTGAGGAATATACCAGGAGTGTTCTTGCGAACAGAACGATCAGAGTTTCGATCAAATGAACTGTTGTCAGCAAACGATACTATCTTAGTATTTTTACGAGTGTTTTTACCACCCTTACTTAATGGTTTAATATGTTCTACTGATGTACCGTCTCCGACTTTTGCACGGCCTTCTTTAATTGCTTGTTGCCGTGCTTTATTGCGTAATGCACGAAGTTTTTTTTGTTCAGGTTTAGACTTATATATTTCGTTTTCTCTTTTATAGTCTCTTTTCTTTTTAGTAGTTTTCTTTTTTGTTTTGTCTTGGCTCATATTTATTTTCCATTGTGTGCACAACTAGCAACAGGACACCAACGGCATCCAAAGTTTGGTGTTGCATTAAACACGTTTGTTTGATACGCAGTGTCAATCCTATGTGTTATTTTACCCCATTCTTCGAACATTTCTTCAACTTTTTCACTGTTGTAGTCTTCTTTTATTAGTTCTTTGCTTACTAAAAACATTAACGCTGACTTGATACTTTCTACTTCAGGGAAGTGTTTAAATACACCCACACTCATTAACGACAGTTGTCTTGTGTCTGCATATTGACTAGACTTGCCTGTTTTATAATCAATGACTGTAGCTAAATTTTTATCTTTGTCTATAACTAATAAGTCTAATACACCTCTCCACCACACGTTGTCATCAAAAAAACCACACGGCTCTAGGTCTTTGGTTAAACCAATTTTATGTTCACAATACTTGTCTCCAGGAATACGTTTAACTTTATCTAATATAGACTTAAATATATTAAACTTCTCAGGAAGTTCTACACCATCACGGACATATAATTCCGCTGCTTTGTGAACTTCGTTACCATACAAAAAGTGTTTTTGATTAGGGTCGGTTTTTACATCTTTTAAAACATACAAATGTTGATATTGTTTGGGGCATTTCTCAAACGTAGTTGCAGCTGAATAAGACCATGTTTTTAAATTAGACATTATTTTGCATCCATGTAATTGTCTCCGACTCCGATCTCGCAAGCCAAAGGTAAATTTGAGCACCATTGAGGAGCAGTTGTCATACACTGCTCTACATACGATACACACTCTTTTGTTTCTTCTTCTTTACAAAGCATGACTAATTCATCATGCACAGTTAACACTACTTTATATTTTTTTGATACGGCTAACAATTGATCGCCTATAATATCACGTGCCAAAGACTGTATACACCGTTGAAAAACTTTAGCAGGGTGTATATATTCTTGAATTATATTCCTGCCTAGTTTTTTATCATATACCCACGACTCTCTACCATCTTCTGTAGCTATTTTTCTTAGATTAGGTAAACCTAAAATCATACCGTTAGGTTTTAGCATGCCTTCTTTAGGTACGCTTTGTATTATATTGTCTGCGCCCATTGAATATTTTTGCCCTGCTTTTACTGCCATCAACATATCACCTGCATCACCCCATGCCCTTACTAAATCAGGGTTGGCATTTCTATACGCATATACTATATTTTTAACCTCGTTTATGTCTTTATCTACCCCGCCCTGAGTTAATATGCTGTGCATTTTTACTGCGCCTACACCATAGATACCTGATAAATTAACCACCTTAAATATAAACCGTAAGTCTTTGTCAACTTCGTTATACTCTACACCTGTTATATCTGATGCCGATTGTTTATATAAATCAATACCTTCTTTAATTAAGTTAACTTTGTCCGTAGACTGCGCAAACCAATACGCTAATCTAAGCTCTATGTTACTTAAATCAGCAGCGACTAATTTATATCCCTTTGGGGCACACATAGCTCGTCTGAGCTCAGATGATCTGGGAAGATTTTGTAGATTAATCCCATCTACTCCACTCCATCTATGTGATACAACGGCCCCAGAATATTTTAGTGGAACTGCTAGCAATCCTCTGTTAGCTATATGTATAAAGTTCTCTGTGCGTGTTTCTTCTAATGTAGATTTGTTTCCTATCCTTGCAGATGCTAATGCTTGAATGTATGGATCGTCATGAGTTAGTAATGCTTTAAACCCTTCATCAGTTTTAGCGAAGGCGTATGTTTGTTTACCTGTAGCAGGACTTGTCTTCATAGGAACTTTAACTTTTAAACTTTCAAGTATTTCGGCAAATTTAGGGTTACTCATTAGTGAATCTTTGTCTACTGCTACTTTGTCTAGTAGTTCTTCTTTAGTTGCTTTTACTTTAGCTAGATGCCTTACCAACAACCCTTTGTTTAGTTGAAGCGCAGGTTCAGTAAACATGCGTATAGTTAAATCTATTAGTTTTAATTCTGATTTATTATATTTAGGGAGCAATTGATAAAATAAAGCGTGAGTTAAATCTACATCATTTTTACAATACAACCCGTAGTTATGTAATTCATTTACAGCAAATTGATTTCTATGTTTACCTAATGCATCTTGAACTTCTGTCCCCTTTGCCCCTAGCCCATACAGCCCTGACAAATTATTTAAGGATACTGATTCTGTTAGTCCATGCAATAGAGTTCCCATACCCATAGTATCAAGCAATCCTTTAGGTTTGATGTCAAATATCCAACTAAGTATTGCGCCATCAAATCGCATGTTGTGTCCCAGTGCGAAACTGTTTTCAAAATCGTATGATTGTAGAAATGATTTTATTTCTTCATGACTGCCTGAGAACCAAACAGTATCTTGATTGTTTTCTTTTACTGCTACACCTATGACCTCAAACTGTGGATCACGTATATATGCTTCTGTAGTATATTTTTTTAAACCATACTCCTTAGAGTAGTATGTTTCAAAATCAATCGTAATTAGATTCAAACTTTACCTTTCTTATCAGTGACCGTATTGGCTTTTTTACAATACCCACGAATATTAAATATTCCTAATTCACTTTTTATAGCGCAATACCATTTGCCACTATCATTAATTTTTGCGTCGTCGCCACACTCACAACAAACAGCAGGTCCGACTTGATTGTCTTCTTTAATAATCATAATTTTCTTGCGTAGTATTCATGATCGGTTTGGCATTCTTTTGAGCACCATCGTCTTTTATCCTTAACAATATTTCCGCACCAAATACATTTACCTGTTTCGTTGACAGGTATCTCTACGTCAATTGTGCTTAAAGTTTCTTTAAGTCTCTTTTGAACTTCATCGTTAGCTCTGTCTACGTCATCACTCATACCATATGACCTATGCGCCAAGGAGTTTTACCCATTCGTTGCTTTGCTGTAATGGGATTAGGTAATTCAATCCCCCATTTTTCTAATACACTAACTGAAACTCCTGCATACAATGCTACCTTATTCCTTGTAGTGTTAGGTTTTCTTTTCATATAGTCTAACGCTCTTTCAATAATCTTTGTTTTTTCTTCTGCTGTATAACTCATTTTTTTGTTTCTAGCTTTTCAATCTGTTTGTTAGCATACCAAATCATTTTTTTTAAATCTTGTATTTGATTACCTTTATGTTTACAACGCATTAAGTATTTTCCACATTGCCATAACAATGGGTCTTCAGGAAAGAACTCTTGTAATACATCTATTACTTCAAACTTTCCCATGGTGTAATGCTTCGGGTGATTCACTACATCTTCTTCTAAATCTGATCTCATACATACCTTTTTATTTACCTTTAATATAGAACTCTAACATACTTAAATTAGTTTCGTCAATTAATAAAGCTTTGCCTTTAGATTTTGTAATGTCTCTGAGATGTTTTTGTTGAAGTGCTGTGGGTTTGTTGCCATTGGCTTTGCACTCAATACCAATGAACTGACTTTGATAACACGCTATGATGTCAGGAACTCCTGAACTCATGTAGCCATTAGCCACAGGAAAAAAGTGATAGGCACCTATATCTTTTAACTTCTTTACTACTTGTTGCTTAACCCATTTTTCCGTGACTTTTGTTTTGGCCATATTTTAAATGAAATACAAATTCCCGAAATCAGGAATTTGTACCAGTGATGAAATCTTTTATTCGTTTTAGTATTAAACGACTTGTATTTAGTTTTGTTATAAATCCTAGATACACATCGTCGATCGCACTTTCTACTATAACATAAAAGACACCATCTTTCATACCTACACCTTTGACATGCTTTCGGTTAGGAGACAGTTTAAGTATAGAAACTTTTTCTTTCTCCTCCTTAGACATGCGAGCATAAGGGTGGTCGTGTTTTAATACCTTCATATGTTCTCCATAATTGAATTGACTTTATTAACTACGTCAGCACGTAAATCTGAGTGTTGTCGTAGTTCAGCAGGGTCTACACCCATGAGTGATTTCTCTAGTTTAACTCTTACACTCTCAAGCTTCGGGTCTTTGGTGACATTCAACTTTGTAAGCAAGCCAGTTAAGTCTAGGGCATTGTTGACAAGACTGTCTCTAAATATTTTTTTGTCATCGCCACCTAATCTCTCTACGATATGTTCTACTGTCTTGTGAACTCTAGACCAAGCATCGTTCATAGCATTCTCAATTCGATCATCGTATGCTTTTTGATACTCATCTTTAAGTTCTGTCTCCATATCATTGCCTAGGTTTACACGAAAGTCCCCTGCTTCAGGCACAGGCATAATTGTATACTTCAGACTGAACCTGTTAGATATTACATCAGTATCAGGATAGTCATCACGATTAAACAATTCACCTAGCCTGTAAGCCATAGCCGTTATGATTTGTGGATAGTTAGTAAGAAACGTTTTTACACGCTCTTTAAACAAATCCTCATAGTCAGTCAGCTGACTTTTGTAGTCAAAGAAGTTCGTCATAGGTAACAGTCTTGTGCCTGTATCTGACCATGGCAGTGTCTGTCTTGTATGCCAATCACGTATTTCTGTTGACAGTTTAGTAATGCGTTCTAATTCGCTTGCCCCTGCCAACAAATGTTTGTTGTAGTTGCCTGCTTTTGTCGTAGTGTTTTTATCAATATCAATTTCTTTTGATACACTCTTGTCTAACTTTCTTGCAGTCCATACAGATATGTTTAGGTCTATAAGAACTGAACTTGATGCGATACTAGTCATTATGTTCTCCTTTGTAAGTTTGTTGGTATTCAGTTGTCGTGCCATCAATCATGCTGTCAATAAGTATAATCCCTGGATTGTCACTATTCATTGGAACCATAGTTTTGCGTATACCACTGAGCAACTTCTTTAATACGCAGTCTTTAGGACTCTCTTCATAATCATTGTCTTTTTTCCATTCCCACTTTACCTTATGAGTAGCAAAACCTTGCGA